ATACCTCCATCTGAAAAATCACTTCGTAGAGCTTTTCGGATGCAATCCATACTTCGCTCCGGTTATAAAAAATGCCGTGCCTATCCAGCACAGCCGTTACCTTGTTTTCTACGGACATATCCTTCTTGTCCGTATAAAGTTCAATTCGTACCTCGCTAATATGAAAATACACCTTCCCGTCTGCCGCAAAATTATTGCTTCCGGGAAGCAGATAACATATAAACGGAGGCTTCGGACTCTCTCCTTCTGCGAAATGGTCGTAGGCAAAAGGAAGTCCAATCTCCTGTAACATCAAAACCAATTCTTCCATCATCGCCCTCCCAACGCTTTCACAATCTCATTTTCCAACTGTTTCACTGCCGCCTCTTCTGCAGGTGCGATATGCGGCTGCGCCTGCGTCCGTCCACCGTTCCGCTTTGCATGCCCGTACTCCAGAAGGTGCGCCAGCTGGTACCGGTCCTTGGAATGCACCGTATACTCTAATGTTGTGGACGTTTCCCTTGTCTTTTTTGCTGTCCAGCTCTTTGCATACTTTCCTGTTTTCTCCGGTGCCCTTTCACTGATATCCTTTTTAAGAGAAGTACCGGCTTTCCGGACAGCTTTCTTCATATCGTCCGTGGCAAGGGCTGCATATTCCTCCAGTCCTTCCATAATCACATCGGACAAATCACCGATAGCACAATTCCTTCCCATGGTTACCGTTCCACCTTTCTGCACCGGAACTTAAGTCCCCGCTTCTTCATGTTAAGGTAATCCACCTTCACGATGTTATATACCGCCCCGTTCCAGATAATCCGGTACCCGGTACTGTTTACCGCAAAGGTCTTCTGACAAAACCGCACCGTAAAACCGATATCCAGCTCATCCAGTGTAGTTCCGGCTCCCTCTGATTCCGTGTCCGTCTTACCGGACGAATTGCTGATGGTGGCAAAACACGAATAATAATCCGTCCATTCGTTGCTCCGGTTCCCGATTTCATCCACTACAACATCCTGCTTCTGAAAAGTAATCCTCACATTCATCGCTGCAATATCCATCAGAATCCCTCCTTACGAACCCCGAACAGCAACGCCCGGAGTGTCAGAACCAGCTTGTGATGGTCTGCATCTTCCCGGTGTTCATACTGGTAAGCCACCGCATACATCACGGCAATCTTATTGGATGCCTCCTTCTCAAACGTCTTCTTATCCAACCGGGCAATATCCATACACAGCTTCGTCGAAGATACAATCAGCCCTTCAATAAAAGCATCATCCTCTTCAAAATCCACCCGGAGATACCCTTTCATTTCCTCCAGCGTTACCATTCAAACCACCTCACAATCGGGCAGTGCCGTAAATTAACGGCACCACCCTCCATCATTTACTACGCACCAGCATCCGTCTTGAGCTTAAGAATCTGTACTGCTTCCGGAAGCACAAGCTTACCATCCACACGTTCCTTCGCCACAAAACCAACCATGCCGTTTCCTGCGAACAGCTCACGGAGCTCCGCAAAGGAACGGGTACCACGGTCACCGATGTTGTAGTAGCTGTAATCACCAAAAGAAATCGCATTCTTCGGTGCATAGGCAGAAGTGTTTACAGCATAACCAAGCACTCTGTCCGGCTCACCTGCCTGATAGGACGGCTGCCAGATATACGCACCGTTGTTATCCTTTAACTTACGAATAGATGCAAGAGTCGCATCATTCATAATAAAGGACGCATTCTTACGGTACGGACGCTTTAAGCCATAGACAAAATCAAGAAGATCGTCGGACTTAAGTGCTGCCGTCAGGCTGTTCTGCACGTTGCCGCCTCCGGTAGCCGCGAAAATACCGGTCGGCTTTCCGGTACCGTCACCATTAAGGAATGCATCCTCTTCCGCATTCGCTAAAGCCTTACCAAACATGGTAATAATATAGTTCTCAAGGTTGAACGCACTGTCATACAACAGTTCTTCCGTAACCTTGATTGCCACATGCAGCTTGTGCGCATCCAGATAAATCTGGTCAAAGGTTGCATCACCAAAGGTAAGTGTACCACCCTCTTCAATCCACGCTGCCGCAGGCTTGGAAGCTGCAATGTTAATCTTATGCTGGCCACTGGTCACAATCTTGGTACCCAGTCTTCTCATGATGTTCTCTTCCTCAAGCACATCAATAAGTCTGTGGTCATATTCCTCCGGAACAAGATAACCACCATCGGAATCCACACCTTCCTGCAATACATTGGACACGTTGCGGAAGTTGGAACGCATTGCACTAAGCATCGCACCCTTATACGCATCGGATGCTCTGCCGGTCTTTTCCTCTCCCTTTTCGCCCACATACGGCTTTCCGGTTAACGGAGAATTAACAGGCTTGCTAAACTCCGCCTCTCTTCTCTCCGCTCTCTGCTGACGGTCAATCGCATTGGTCAGGTCTTCAATCTCCTGTTCCATTCTGTTGTAGGTGGCAGTATCCTCAGCGGAAAGCACACCGTTCTCATTCTCGTGGGTATCCACAAAATTCTTTGTTGCTTCCCACAGCTTCGCTCTCTTTTCAATTAACTCTTTCATTGTCATGATAGTATCCTCCTTCTAAACCAATCTTTTTAATCTCTCCAGCCGTTCCCTCAGTTCCTCTGCAGAACAGCCAGCCGTCACAGGAATCTCTGCCTGCTCCGACACCGTTTTCTTTTCACCGGAGTAATGTTTCTCCAGCTTATTCAAAAGAGCATTGTTTACAGCTCTGCGTGAAAAAAGCACCGCCCCCGGATTAAGACTTTCGCCCTCATCCTTCACGATGCTCTCCCCTGCCGCTTCCTCCGAAGCAACCGTTTCTGTATTCTGCTCTCTTTGAATCACTCCATCTGCAAACCCAAGCTCCATTGCCTTGTTTGCATTCATCCAAGTTTCCGCATCCATCAAATGCGACAGTTTTGCACGGGACAATCCCGTTTTCAGTACATACGCATTGATAATGGATTCCTTCACTTCATTCAGCAAATCAATCGCTCTCTGCATATCGGTATGGTCACCAAATGCAATCGTTGCCGGATTATGAATCATCATCATGGACACCGGACTCATCAGTACCGTACTTCCTGCCATCGCAATCACCGATGCAGCCGAAGCAGCGATACCGTCGATCTTCACAGTAACGTTACCCTTGTACTCACGAAGCATGTTGTAAATCTGAGCCGCCGCCACACAGTCACCACCGGGGCTGTTAATCCACACGGTAATATCTCCGGAGCCACCCTGCAGCTCATCCTTAAACATCTGCGGTGTCACATCGTCATCAAACCAGCTTTCCTCTGCGATTGTTCCGCTCAGGTAAAGTGTTCTCTCCACTGTCTCCACCTGTGTCTCCTGATTCAGAACCTTCCGGCTCTGCCAGTTCCAGAACTTCCTCATCGCTCTCTTCTCCTTTCTTCGAGGCCGGAGCAAAAATGCCCGCATCCTCAAGCCTTGTCATATTTCCGTTAATGAGATACAAATCCCCGCCCTGTTCTGCCGGGATGCGGTCAAGATTCTCCAACTCCCTGATGTCATTGGCAGACATCCAGCCGTTCTGACGTGCCGTTGCATAACCGCTCATTCTGCTCTGGTAATCACCCCGGAGCAGTCCGTCCACGTTGAACTTGATGAAGAAGTCCTTCTTCTCACTAACCGAAAGCAGTGCCCGAACCATTGACTGCTCAAACCTCGCAATCCACGGTGCCAGAGTATACTGCACATACTCCAGACTCTGTTGCTCAATATTAGAAAAGCTCGACTTCTCCAAGTCACCGACCATGTGTGGCGGCACCCGAAAAATTCGAGCAATCTCATTAATCTGAAATTTTCTTGTCTCCAAAAACTGAGCTTCATTCGGTGCAATGGAAATCGGCGTATACTTCATACCCTCTTCCAACACTGCCACCTTGTTCGCATTGGCACTTCCACCGAAAGTCTGCGTCCAACTCTCACGAACCTTCGACGGGTCTTTCAGTGTTCCCGGATGCTCCAGCACACCGGACGGAGCCGCACCGTTCGCATAAAACTTCGA